TCAGCTACTAAGACTAGAAACTGTAGAAACAAAGACTTTTATATTTCTGGTACTTATAACGATACAGGTTTGTTTGGTCAACAACTTTTCAAGAGTGGTAAGTATATTACCATTACCGAAGGAGAGTGTGATGCTATGGCTGCTTATGAACTGCTTGGTTCTAAGTGGGCTGTAGTATCAATTAAGCGTGGAGCAAATGGTGCAGTCAGAGATATCAAGGAAAGCTTAGAGTTCTTTGATGACTTTGAAAATGTTATCATTGCTTTTGATAAAGATAAGGCAGGACAAGAAGCTAGTATAAAAGTTGCTAGACTTTTCAAGCCGGGCAAGGCTCGTATCGTGACTTTACCTAACGGTTGGAAAGACCCTAACGATATGCTAAGAAACAACAAGCATAAAGAGTTTGTTGAAGCTTGGTGGGCTAGTAAAGTTTATACACCTTCTGGTGTTATAAATGTTTCTGAACAACGTGAGAAGTTTCATAATCGTGAGAAGAAACAAAGCGTACCTTATCCTTATGAAGGACTGAACAAGAAGTTGTATGGTCTTAGAGCAGGAGAACTGGTCACACTTACAGGTGGTACTGGTCTTGGTAAGTCAAGTGTGACAAGAGAACTTGAACATCATCTTATTAAGAACACTACAGATAACGTAGGTATCATAGCACTAGAAGAAGATTGGAGAAGAACCATTGATGGTATCTTATCTATTGAAGCTAATGCTAGGTTATACGTTGACCAAGAACGTGAGAAGTTTTCTAAAGAAGAACTAGATAAGATGTTTGATATTCTCTATGATGGACAGAACAAGAATAGAGTATGGGTTCATTCACACTTTGGTACGAATGACATTGATGATATCTTTACTAAGCTTCGCTTTATGATTATAGGATGTGATTGCAAGTGGGTGGTCGTTGACCATTTACATATGTTAGTCAGTGCTGTACATGAAGGAGATGAAAGACGTGCCATTGATACTATCATGACTAGACTTAGAAGCTTGGTAGAAGAGACAGGTGCAGGAATCATTTTGGTTTCACACTTACGTAGAGTTGATGGTAATAAAGGACATGAGAATGGTATAGAGGTTTCTCTATCTCATCTTAGAGGTTCTAATAGTATCGGACAACTTAGTGATTGTGTTATTGCACTAGAAAGAAATCAACAATCAGATGACCCTGAAGAAGCTAGGACTACAAGACTTCGTATACTTAAATCAAGGTATACTGGAGACGTAGGTATGGCATGTAGAGTTGTATATGATGGAGAAACTGGTAGACTATCTGAACTAACAGATGAGGACATAACCTTTGACAATAGTTTAGATGAGGCATTTTAATGGACTTAGTATTTGACATAGAAACAGATGACTTGAAAGCAACTCTGGTACACTGTATCGTTGCACAAGACATGGACACTGGAGAGATATATAAATATCCACCAGATAAATTGTCTGAAGGATATGAACTGTTGACTAAGGCAGATACTTTAATAGGACATAACATCATCGGATTTGATATACCTATGGTAGAGAAGTTCGGTGGTGTTGACTTGTCAAAGATACCAGTCATTGATACTCTTGTATTGTCTAGGTTATTTAATCCCAACAGAGAAGGTGGACACAGCCTTGAGAAGTGGGGATATAAGTTAGGCTATCATAAGATAGAGTTCTCAGACTATCTTAATTATTCTAAAGAGATGATGGACTATTGTGTTAGAGATGTACAACTTAATGCTGTGGTACTGAAGAAACTTAGAGAAGAGAGTAAAGGATTCTCTAAACAATCTATAACTTTAGAACAAGGTGTAGCTAGGATAATGAAACAGCAAGAGGTAAATGGTTTTAAGTTTGATTTACAATCAGCTTTGTTATTACTTGCTGAACTTAGAGAAAAGAAACAAGCTATTGAAGATGAAGTTCATAATACATTTAAACCTAAATGGGTAGACGATAAGTTAGTTACACCTTACATAAAGAAAGATGGAGACTTATCTAAGCGTGGACTTACAGATGATGAGTATCAAAGATGTTTAGATACAAATAACTTTGAACCTTTTATGAGACAAACACTACAAGACTTTAATCTTGGTAGTCGTAAACAAATTGGAGAATATCTTATTGACTTTGGTTGGAAGCCTGAAAGGTTTACACCTACAGGTCAGCCTATAGTAGATGAGAAAACTCTATCAGCAATCACACACATACACGAAGCTAAACTTATAGCAGATTTCTTACTACTTCAAAAGCGTATAGCTCAAGTTGATTCTTGGGTTGAAGCTGTACAAGAAGATGGTAGAGTACATGGCTTTGTAATACCTAACGGTGCTATCACAGGAAGAATGACACACAGGAATCCTAACATGGCACAAGTACCGGCAGTCTATAGTCCTTATGGTAAAGAATGTAGAGCATGTTGGACTGTTGAAGAGGGTAATGTTTTAATCGGAGTTGATGCTTCTGGTCTTGAGATTAGAATGTTAGCTCACTACATGAATGACGAGGAGTACACAAATGAAATTCTCAATGGAGACATACACACCGCTAATCAAAAACTTGCAAACCTTGAATCTAGAGATAAAGCAAAGACATTCATCTATGCACTCATGTACGGAGCAGGAGATGAAAAACTTGGTAGCGTGGTCGGAGGAAGTACAGCAGATGGTAAGAGAGCTAGACAATATTTCTTTGATAATAAGCCTACATTTAAGTCTCTTAGAGACAGGGTACAAAGAGCTTCAGCAAAAAATTACCTCAAAGGATTAGATGGTAGGAAGCTGTATGTTCGTAATCAACATTCAGCATTGAACACTTTACTACAAGGTGCAGGTGCTATCATAATGAAACAAGCATTGGTTATGTTAGATGATGTTTTAAAATTAAATGCTGTGGAATATAAATTTGTAGCTAACATACATGATGAGTGGCAGATAGAAGTACCAAAAGATAAAGCTGATTTTATAGGAAACTTTGCAGTAGATAGTATTGTAAAAGCAGGGACACATTTTAATCTTCGTTGTCCGTTGGATGGCGAATACAAGATAGGAGATAACTGGAGTGAAACCCACTAAAAAATACGATTGGAAATTTGATAGAGTTAATTCAAAAGGAGAAGTAATTTTTAAACATAACACCAATGAAACTGTAGAACAAGTTATTAAATTTTTAGAAGATAAGAATGTTGAATATGAATTAACAGAAGGAGCAGGTTCAACTATGTTTTGGATATACTGTAACGCAACTAAATATTCTTATTATAGTACTACAGGAAGATGGTCTCCTATTAAAAAAAATAATTACCCAACAAAACATTATTCATCTACTAACATTAAAGATTTTTATGAAAGATTTTTATTAGCAAAGAATGAATTTAAACCAACTGAAGAGAAAGTTGAAAATGTAGAAACAATTTTAAAAGATAATAAAATAGAATACAAAATAAAAAAAGATACAATTACTTTAACTACAAAAGCTATTCCAAGAAAAGATGGTAAAGGAAACAAGAGAAGATATTCTTATGAATATATTGTAGGAAAAGGAAAATGGAGAAATATAAATTCTGATGGAACTCCTAATGAAAAGTTTTATCAAGTAAGTAATATAGAAAATTTTTTAACAAAGTTTTTTAATGATGACATTGAGGTAGTAAAACATGAAACCAAATAAAGAAGATAGAAAGAAGTTTGACATTGACTTAGAGTATGGAGAGATAAGAGAAGATAAAATAAAAGACATGCTAACTGGTAAGAAGATAGAAGTTAAATCAGAGAAAGGTATGTGGATGAAGACAGGAAATATATGTATAGAGTATGAGTCTTGGAATAAACCATCAGGAATAAGAGCAACGGAATCAGACTATTGGTTTCATAACTTATGCGTAGGAGACAATGAGTTTTGTACTCTTGTATTTAAAACAGATGTACTTAGAACTATTGTTGATGACCTTGATAGTTTTAAAACTGTATGTGGTGGAGACCATAACGCTAGTAAAATGTTCTTAGTTAATCTACAAAAATTATTCTCATCAGATGTCATCAAAGCATTTAAGGAGTCTGAAGATGAAAAAAAATAAGAAAACACTTGACACTTTAGTAGAAGATATATATAATGAATTGTCGGCTTTAGGAAAAGGCGAACATCTTGACATAGATGAGGACACAATAGAGCAGTTTGGAGAGTCTATGAAACAGATTCTATACGACTGGTCACACCCTAGTCCACGAGGTAAACCTGCCTTACGTATGTCTAACATAGGCAAACA